TACAGTAAATCCTTTAGCAAAAGTCATTCCTCCACCATTTGCAATCGTAATTGCATCATCTCCATCTGTAAATTCTATTAAAGGAGTTCTAACTGATGTTGAAGCAGTTATTGTAGCAGGATTGAAACTTCCTGAAACACTTAAATCGCCTGTAACTGCAGTATTGCCTGTTCCTGCATCTACTTTAAATATCGTGCTACCACTTGAACCATCTACAACGAAGTCTACATCTGCTGTGCCATCTCCAATAATTACTTCATCTTGTGCAGAACCTAATGGGTCTGTTTTAATCTTAACTGATGTTTGTGTAGAACTTCCTAATCGTATTTCATCTGTAGTACCAAAATCTATTCTTTGTTCATCTGTAGCACTACCAATTTCTAAAGCAGAATTGTATATAGAAGTGATACTTGTTTGTGAAGCAGAAACTGATAATGAATCTCCAGTTAATGTGATTCCAGTTCCACCTACTAAGTTGGTATCGTCAGATATATCAATCTGTCCTAATGTAATTGCTTGTCCTGATAAAGATAAATAGTCGTGTGAAGTTGTTACTAAGGTTACATTAGTTGAGTTATCTGTTCCTGCAGGATCTACACCTAAGTTTGATCTTGCAGTTGATGCACTTGCTAAGTCTGATAAATTGCTTGATTTTAATAAATTAAGACTTGCACTACCTGTAACATTTCCAGTTAGGTTTGCTTCTACTGTACTTGCTACAAAGGTTTCACTTCCGATAGTCCATTTGTCATCTGTTTCATTCCATATAAAAGTTTTATTAGTAGAAGTTCCTCGTTCTACTTCAAATCCTGCATTCTGTGTCGGACTTCCTGTTTCATCTGCATTCAAAGTTAAAATTGCATCACCAATTAATACTGTATTAGAATTGGTAAAGATAGTATCTCCACTTACTGTAAGATCTCCAGTAAGAGTTAAATTAGCACCATTTGCTGTGCCTGTAAAAGTAGGACTTGCTAAGGTTTTGTTAGTTAAGGTTTGTGTGCCTGTAAGTGTTACTTCTCCACTTGCATTTAAATCTATGCTTTTATCTCCTGCGTCTTGAGTTGCAGTAATATTTGTATGACTTGCATTTGTAACAAGAATATCTTTTACAGCTTCTTGTATATATTCAAGTATTGTTTGGCTACCAATATATAGCTGAGTAGATATTTTAACCGCATTACTTGCGATCTGCAAATCACTTGCAGTTCCATCTCCATCATACAATGTACGCAAAGTTCCGCTAATACCACCTGTTTCGCCTGTGTGTATTAACTGAACATAGCCCTGATTAACAGGAGTTGATCCTAAATTAGTATTAGCACTCATTAATCTATGTCTAATTCTTTACGTATGTGTTCATCTGTCATTCGTTTAGTACCCCTGCCAATATCGTCTGAAATAATCATTGGGCTACTAATTAATCTTGTTAGCTTTCCATTTTCCTTACAATCGTGAATATTTTTATTACATTTCACTAATTTTTTATCATTCATAGCTTGTATGGTATCAAATTGTTTACCACAAGTGCATTTATATTCGTATATTGGCATCTATTTCCCCTTAAAATTCTTTTTTAATGATAATATAGGGGTAAAATGAATTACCCCCATATTCAACCGATTTCAATTAATGCTATTAAGAAACATTATTGAAGTTTACAATACCCAGTGATGTTGAAGATACAGCGTGTGATAACGCAGCACCAAATAAAACATCAGCTACAACAGAAGTTGCCAAGTGGTCAATATCGTATGATGATTGAACTCTTGGAGCTACTTGTTGTGCAAAGTAAACTGATTCTCTTCTAAAAATAGAAGCAGCTTCAGTAGTAGCAGTACCACCTTCAGCCCAGTCTGTGCTTGGGTATAATTCCATACCATAAGCGTTGATGATCTTACCAGTTACGTTTGGATTTTCAGCGTCACCTCTTAAGTTTGCACTTGTGAAGTCGCCAATTCCAAGTAAAGACATATATGCTTTTGGATTAGCGTACATAAAAGTATTGCCATCTCCATAGTCATATCCAGCATCAAGAAGTTTTTCAAGTCCATCTCTTACTAATGCAGCTGTCATAACATCGTCAGTTCCTAACTGAACGTCGTTACCAGTACCTGTTTGGATTAATTCAGCGATAAAGTTTTCAACTTTTTTAGCCAAAGCGTAGCCCATGGAACGTGCATATGCATTGAATAAGTCAGCACTCTCTTGGACTCTTACGATGTCGTCGATTCTTTTCGCTTCATAGTGATGTTGATCAACTGAAAGTTGAACTACACCATCTGTGTTGTTTGTATATGTAACAGCACTTCCTGCTGTTTTGCTCGCAGCAGTTTCTTCTGCTACTTTTGGTATATTTAGGATGTCTCCACCGCTTGCTAACATACTTGAGAAGTCAGATACTTGATTACGTAAGACAAAGCGTCTTTCTGCATAATCTAAAATTGCATCTCTCCACATCTCAGGAATGAAATTTGCAGCTGTTGTTGGAGTTACATTTCCGTCTGCCATTGTATTTCCCCCTTAGAAAATATAGTTTTTAATTTCTATACCCATCTACAATCTGCTTCCAAAGTTTTGGATTTTTCTTTGCTTTTTCACGATCTGCGTCTGATAAATCTCCCCATTTCGTATTTTCAGCAAATTTGCCACTTGAAGTGACTTCTTTGGCGTCAGATATTTGCACTTTTTTATTACCCATTCTTTCTACGTGCTTTTCCAACTTAATTGTCGGTAGATCTTGGTATATTTCTTGTTCATCATCAGAAAGTTGGGTCAACAGATGTTCACGTCTTTGTTTCTCTTGTATTTGAAATTCCTCAACAATTGGTTTTAACTGACTGAGTTCTTTTTGAGAATTTTCGAAAAGAGTTTTAAATTCCTCTTTTTCCTCGAGTTCTTTTTGATCTCGTTGTTTTAAAGACTCTTGGAGATCAGAAATTATTTTATCTTTTTCTGCTTCTCTAGCCTCTGATGCTTGGCTTCTGTGGCGATACTTTTTTGCTTCTGCAATGTATTCGCCTTTATTAAATTCCTGTGTAGAATCTTCTGCTACTGCTTGTTCTTCTACTATTTTAGTTTCTTCGGACATCTGTCCTCCTATTTTATTGTTATAGTTTTGGATACATACTTTTTAATGTTTCTATCCAAAATTCTTTTTGCGTATTCTTCCGCAACTAATTCTCTGTTTTTATCTCTTAAATCAAAAATATCATAGCCACGATTTTTGTTCCACAATACCACATTACCATTTTTAGTAAAGGTTATAATGCCCTGATTGGTTTTGCCCTTAGCCATCATACCATCAAATGTAGTTCCTGATAATCGCATATTCACAAAAGAAGTAGTTGTGTCAGGGGCTTTGTTGCTTTTATATGATTTAAGCTTTTGCCCTGTCTTGACACCACGCATACTATTGCTTTTATACTTCTTGTATTGATCTGAATAGCCAAATCCGCTTCTGTTGTTTTGGAACATACCATTACGCATAGCATCTACTTGTATTAAAGAAATAGCATCTTGTGCGACAAGTTTCATTTGCTGTGCACTTCCTTTGACTATGTTTCTAATTTTCATCTTGGTATAATCCTTTTCTCGCTTGTAATTGTTCAGGAGTAAACTTCACTATTGCTTTTACCCATCTGTGTCTACAATTATAACCGCCCCTGTCAGTAAAATTGACATAACCTAACTTGTCTATTTCTTTTCTTGTTAGCCCCTGTCCTGTAGAAGCTAATGCCCTTCTGCAAACCTGTCTTGTTTTCCCATCAATCGTTCCTTCATATTGGAATTTTGTTTCAGGAAAATCTTCATATACTTTTCCTGTGACTGTCTGCGAAAATCTTGAGAAAGAGTCTTCTATTAAAAAAGCAGATTCAGAACTACTTATAAAACTTCCTACGCCATACGTAGTTGTAAGTGCTTCCATAACTTGTGCTGTGGTTTGTCCTGTGATTAACCCACGTAACATTGCAACTTTTAACTGATTAGAGTATTGTTTAACACGATCACTCAAAAAAGATAATTCAAACTCTTTTAGCTGTCTTAATACTTCTACGTTTGACGCAGAGATCTTTGCTAATTGTCTGTTAGAAAGTTCAGCATATATAATAGCTATTTCATCATCATATGTATTACTTACTTTACTTAATAGCCCAGCGTATCCTATTTTTTCCATTTCTGAATAAAAATCTATTTGTTGTGCTATTTGTAATAATTCTGTGTCAGTAAGCGTAGAAAGCCCTGCTACAACATTATCTAATTTGTTTAGTAATTCTTGTTGTATATTGGCTATTTCTTTATTGTAAAAATCTAAATTAGCCAACTCTCTCGCCTATTTTATCAATAATTGATTGAGTTTCGTTTTCTTCGCTTGGTATTTCTGCATCAAGCTGTTCTACCATCTGCTGTATTTCTTCTTCCTGTAAATCAGGGTTTTTCTTTCTTAGATATGATTGTCTAGTTTCAAGATTGTTGTCAAAAGCCCACGTATAATATTGTATTTCCTCTTGTTGTGACATTGGCACTTCTCTCTCAGAAAAATCAATACTGAATTGATCGCCTAAGTTAATTCCGCCAGATACTTCACAAATACGTTTAGCAATTTGAAATTGTTGCTTCTCAAATGGTCTATAGATTTGTTCTGTGTCAGATCGCAAAGAGTCCATAAGATCTAATTCGCTCATTTTTTTAGATAATCCTGATTCTTGTGCTTTATCAGTCCAATTAATTCTAACATTGTTTGCTTGTGCAATAGAGTCCACCATATACTTCGTAGATTCGATCATACCATTAATATCGGCACTTGGGCTTGCATAAGAGAAGTTAGCCCCTTCAGGAAGCACTATCGCCTTATCTTGCCCCATTGTGATACGTTGTTCAGTATCTAATCCTGTAAATAAAGGCTGTCCTAATTGGAATCTTCCATGCAAAGCCAATTCAGTTAGCATAATGTTGATAGATCGCATACCATCAACTAAATCATTTGCCCCTTCTCTAAAAAAGTCCCTAGTGTATGGGTGTCGGTGTGCTATGTTAAATGGAATAATATCGCCATAAGGGTTTCTGTCATCAGGGACAACAGAAGTAACCTTCCCACGTGAACTGATCATAAAGTGTTTACCTTCCATATCATCAGTTTCTTTACTCCAAAACATATACTGTGCGTCTTCTGATCTCGCCATTAACTGACTCTCAGCCTGATACATAATTGCAAATGGCTCGTCCTCGTTTGGCTTGAAGAAGGGGACAAAAAAGTGTATAGGTCTATATTTTAATTCTTTGCTATCGTCGTCCCAGTGTGTATACAAAGCTTCTGTACCTAATAAATACGTAAGCTGCTCAAATTGTTTCATAAAACTATCAAAGTTGCCCAACACTTCGTTGTATTTGTCGTTATATCTTACAGGGCTTTGTTGATATACCAATGCACGTCTTGAAATAATGTTTCTTACCAAGTTAATATACATAGGCGGTATTTGTGAAAGAGATTCACTATCAAAATACTGCTTAAGATCTTGTTGTAGGTTTACCCCTTCATAATAATCAAGCAGACGTTCTCTTTCTTCCATTTGCTTGTCATATCCTTCTTCGATCGTATCCATTAATAAGTCATACAACATCTTCTCTGTCAAATTTGTAATTATCATTTTAATCCTTTATTTTACCATTCTATTGTGTTTGCCTGACCTTTAAATCCATACCTGTATTCAATAGGGTACATAATTCCATCAAGAAAGTGTGATAACGTTTCTGTCTTTAATATGTGCCCATTTTCTAATGTTGTTAATTCTAAATCTCTAATTGTGTTCTTACACTTAGGGTTAATAAACAACTTGTGTTTGCCTGTTGCATCTTCCAGCATTCTGTTTAATGCGTTTAATCTGTCCTTCTGCGTTGGGTTAGCTTTTTTACTAATCACTGTGAATCCTGCGTCTTGTAATATTCTATGATCTGATTTTGTGCTATTGCTTGTTCTTGCTTTCCCTGCTGGATCAGGGTAAACAGGAAGCCCCTTTGCTTTTTGTTGCATAAGTCTTGCTAATTCAAATGTGTTAGAGTTCTGTAATCCGATCTCATCAAATACATAAATTTCCCCCGCTGTATTTTCACACATTAGAATTGCTGTCATATAACTTGATACACCAAAGTCAATCCCCCAGAACATACGTGGACTTTTTTCCATTTCCTTCACGTGTATATCCCTGTTGAAATTGTAAGCACATCTGTTAGAAGCGGTTTCAAAGCTTGCTTCATATTCCTGTCTAAATGTGCTTGCGTCTAAATTCTTTTTTGCACTTTCTATTTCGTCAGGCGAAATAAAGCCACCTTCAATTGTAGTAAACTGCCAAGATTTATAGTCTGAATTGTCTAATTGTCCCTTCACATACATATCATAAAAATGATTCTGTATACCTGTTGGCGTTCCTACAAATAAAGCCTGTCCCTTTGTTTCAGCTAACATAGGTTGAACGATCTCTCCCCATACATTTGGTTTCATATAAGCATATTCGTCTAATACAACTTTATGCAAACTAACACCACGTATGTTATCTTCTTTATCTGCTCCTTTGAGTTCTATTTTAGCCCCATTATTAAGTGTTACAGATAATTCTGATTCATTAATCTTAACGTCTTTACCGCTGAATACACGCTTTAACAAATTCCAAGCAACCATTTTCGCCTGACGATAACTTGGGTATATTATCCACCTTCTTTCGTTCGGCTTCAATTCTTCATTCATTAACCAAATTAATGAAAAGAAAGTTTTGCCCCATCTTCTACCACAAACCAAAATTTTGTATCTTGATTCATCAAAAAGAATAGACCTTCTTGTGTCGTCAATCCTCCACTTCATTAATGTCAAATACCTTTATTGGCTCGTCATTAACTTCGTGTAACCCAATTGTCTGTTTTGGCTTACCTTCTAAACGATCTGCTATGAAGTGTACTGCCCAGCTTTCGCCCTTCACTGCAAATTCAAATACTTTACGCATAATAAATTCTAATTTATCTATATCTGCTTCAGGTAGCTGTTCTGATCCTATCTTCTTTAATATTCCATTGATAGTTGTTGTGCCTTTGGGGCGTCCCTTTGGGTTTCCTGATTGCCCCTTTGTAAATTTTGCCATTTCCTGTTAATTCCCTGTTAAAACAGGAATTTTATCACTTTCTTAGCAATTATTCCTGCTTTCTGTTTATCCCTTATCTGAATTACTTCCAAATCAGGTTGTAAACGTGTGTTGTTTAATATATTTTGTATTTTTGTGTGTCTTGATTTCTTAAACTTGTCTGACTGCGTATCATTTCTGTCTACGTGTCGTTGTTCAAGCGTTTCTTCGTCAAGATCTAAAACAATAAACTTCTGCTCATATTTTTCGTGTAAATCTAATAAATTCTTTTCTGTAAACAGCCTGTCGCCTTCAAAGAGAACATTATAGTCTGTTATTTGTAAAAACTTCTCATAATCTTTTTGTACTGCCATAGATAGCTTATCTGTACCACCAAACGTATCATTTGGTTTATAAATACCTAAAATTGCTACATTATCCGATATATAACCCCTTAACAGCCCATATTGAAAGAATTTCGGCTCATCTTCTACGTTATTCAGTATTTCTCTTACTAATGTCGTTTTTCCTGAACAAGGAACACCGCCTATTGCTACAACTCGTTTAACCATTTTTTCTCATACGTTTCGTTTCTAAAATCCCATAATACTTGCCAATTGACACCATCTTGAACAAGATTTTGCATTTTTTCTATTTCTTTACGCTGACGATCTATATAATATCCAACATAACGTTTGCCACGTTTGTACTTTTTGTAAGCACATAGCGTTGTTTCAATGTTCCAAATGTTTGTATGCTGTATATCAAGCTGTTCTATTTCTTCTTTCATTAGTTCAAATTGATATTGTAAATAGCCAAGTTGGTTTTTATTTAACTTCTTTTTTGTTCCATGTGTATCTAATTCATATTGCTCTAAACTATACACTAAACCATTTCTACAACTTTCAGCATTCTTTAAGTCTAAATACGTTGGCTCTAGATCAAACCCTGTTAAGACATTTACCATTTCTAAGTAAATAAACATTGTAAACCTGCCAAAGTAATGTATTTTCATCAGATCCTGATAACAATTATCATAAGTCATCTGTCTATTCGGCTGTTTCAGGGAATTAAAATATTCTTCTTGTGTTAAGCCATTAAGCAGCTGTTTGTAAGATTTAAAGATATTAACAAACTCATTAAAAGATTTTACCTTTAATCTGTCTGTTTGGAACACAGTCTTTTGTTTATTAGCGTCCCACCAGCGTTGTAATCTGCCTTCATCTACGTTTTCAAAGTCAGGAAATTCATTGTAAATATAATACACAGTCGTTCCTGAATAACAACAAGCATATAAAAAAGCTAACCAATAACGTTGTTCAATATTTAATTCAAATCTATCGCTTACATATCTTAAACAATCATTAGCTGGATCAATGTCTTTTGCTTTTGAAGATTGTATATGATAATCAATGTATTCCTCTACCATTGCCAAATATTTTGTGGAATGCCCTTCTTTGTTTGTGCTTTACCTACTTTTGTCATACCAATCTTTTCATAAAATTTATTTCCAGCTTCATTATCAAGATTACATTTCAATGTCATAGGTTTAGGTAGATTCTCTACAATAAACTTTGCCACGCCCTGTTTTTTAAATTCATCTAATACGCCGATCTCATATATTACCCAAGAACTATATTTTTTAGACCAGCCATATCTGACAAATCCTTTATCTTCGCATACTAAAAATTTATAAGTTGTGTTTTCTGTTAAATATTTGTCCCACACCTGAAATAAATTAAAAGATCCTATGTGTTCTTTTTCTTGTTTGTGTACAGCTTTGATAAGATCTGCGTCTTTACGCATAGCTCTTTCTAATTTATATTTCATATAATACACCTGCTTTAATAGGCGTTGGCTCAAAAGTATCGTCTACTCTTTTAAAAATATCTCTTGTAGAAGCTATAAAAGTTGCATTTTCATATTCAAATATCCAGCAAGGTCGCTTTTTATTGCGTATTACATATAAATTTTTGTTTTCATCAAGCATCATACCTGCAAAACTACCTTTAATATCGTTTACAAATCTTTCAATTAATGCTTTATCGTTTCCACAGCGTTGAATTAGTATTTCTCCATCATTATCAGTTTCCATAGTGATATTGTATGCTTTTTCCATTTGGCGTTTTGTTCTCATATCAATCACACCATTAAACACCAATGCCATATCGTCTATATGTATTGGCTGATTATTTTTATGGTCTTTATAGTCGCCAGAAGTTGAATATCTATTATGGTAAATAATTTTATCTGATACTGGAAAAGCAACATCATATAATTCTTCATACTTTCTTGTTATAAGTTTACCCTCTTTAATAAAACTAAAACCATAACTATGTAGCCCACGTACTGAACTTTCAATAATTAAGTTATGTAGTATTGCAAAGTGACTAGGTTTTGGATCTTGTGAACTATATCCTACAATTCCGCACATCAATATATACTTGCCCCTGATCTTATTTCACGTTGTTTTGCTATTTCTTGTTCTTCAACTGCTGTTCCGCAATGTGTCATATTTTGCCTGTAATACATAACCAAAGAAACTCTTGTAGCTTTTTCGTCAATCTTTGTAATTGGCGTATTGCCATGCCATTGGTGCACATCACACAATAACAGATCGCAGTTTTGCATATCAAATGCTACTGCCCATTGTGGAATAACAAAATAACCGCCTTCATATCTACCTTCACGTAATACAACTAAATTCCCAAAACCTTTATCAAAGTCGCCTTTATCTGTATGCACTGCTGTTTGCCAATTCTTATTCACTGTGACTGTGGTAAATGCAGTATCTTTAATAACAAAATCCTGTGCAGTTTCATCTGCTACTTTTCGTTGCAATTGGTATTCGTCTGGCATAAGATCGCTATATTGATTGTCTACAAACTTAATAATACCATACGCTTTTTTAAATTTCTCAAATTCTTTTTGATTAAAAGCAGTTTGTCTGCAATAAGGAAACCTGACATTTCTATCAAAATATCCTATAATTCCGCTATTAACTTGATCTGCTCCATTAGTGTTTGAAACAGATCCATCTTTTTTTAATCTTTTGCTTCCTGCTGTTCCTGATGCTTTGTTCCTATTGTTGGTTGCTGTCGCTGCAGCCTTTAAATTGTCATAAGCAGTTTTAGCAATATTAGCAGGTATTACATTTTTTCTAAATTTTGCTAATACTTTACCTGATTCTTTATCGTATACGTCTGCGTCATAGTCTACTAAAATCTTATAACTTGTGTCGTCTAATAATGCTCCTGCTAATTTAGCAGCTGACTTATTATCTAATACAGGCTCTAAATGTATTTCTCTAACCATCAATTAAAAATTCCAATGCTTTAAACACAGTGTCTGTTACATTGTCTGTGCCAAACTTTTCTCTTAATTCTAATTCCATTTTCTTGAATACAGGCTCTGTTTCATCATTTAAAAATAATTGAATCATACGTACGTGGCTTGCTTCTGCGTCCTCAGGGTATTCAATTGTTTCATTGTAATTGTTTGTTACGTCAAACGTTAAATTGCTGTCTACGCCCAATTCTTGTTCTGCGAAACCCCAATCAAGCAATTCGTCTGTGTCAAAATTGTTTGCCAACATATCCCAATCCCACTCTCCTGTGTTCTTGTTTAATCTGACATTTAATTCTTTTTCTTGTTCTTCATTAAGATCTAATTCTACGCAGGGTACTTTTTCAATCCCTAACATTGTAGCGACTTTCACTCTTTGGTGTCCGCCGATAATAATGTTTTTTCTTGCTTTGTTTTTATTCACAAGCACAGGATCAACAAAACCAAATTTTTGTAAAGAGTCTGTTAATTCTTTATGTTGTTTTTCTGTTAATTGTCTTGGGTTGTAATCTGCCTGTTTAAGATCTCTAATGTTTTTTTCAATAATCTTCATCATCATATTCTATGCTGTAATTTTCCTCATCAAATGTTGAATGTGCGTCCCAATCTTCAGGCGGTGTATTTTCTTCGTCGCCATTTGGATCAGCAAGAACAATATTTTCTATACTGCCTTGACTAAATCTTCGCATATTCTTAGTTCTGTTAAATGCTTCGTGTCCTACTTCCGCATTAGCAGTTTCTTGATCTATTTGTTTAAGTAGTTTTTCAATATCCATCTATATATATGGAAATTTTAACCCTTAAAGTGAATATTTGAATCAGCTGAATTGCTGTAAGTGTAGATATTGTTGAATATAATTTTTTTTTATTGTAACCCTGTTTTATAAAAAAATGGGCTGGAAAATGAACTAAACCAGCCCTGCTCGGTTAACCAATAACCCTATTATAACAACACCTATCTCTTAGGAGATTTTTGACAATTTTTTCTAACTTTTTCACAGATCGTTTGTATATCTTACTAACAGACTGCGGTGTAATGCCATATATTTTACCAATCTTAGCATAAGTCATTGTGTCGTGATAAAAATACACTTCACGTTGTTTTTTAGTCCAAGACTGCTTGTGGTTTCTTGACATTGCAACTATTATTGCTTTTCCATAAAGAATACTATTTTCTGACTTTTGATATTCGTCGTCTATATAATATTCAAAATGTTGTAGCATCTATTAGAAAAGATACAACAATAAAAAAGAAAATGCAACTACAAGCAAATACACAAACATAAATAATATAAATTTTGCGTCTGTGTTGTATTTCAAATATTGTCTAATGCCTGTATTAGCCAACATCATTTTATGCTCATATTGTATTGCTGCGAACTCTGGATCAAATGTCATTTTATCAGGGTTTCGTAAAACTTTATTTCTTTTTAACCTGTATTTGTAATTATCCAAAGCTTCGTGTATTGGGTATTTTTTTTCGTTCATTTTTTTCCTTTTGTTAAGCTTTAACGTTATCACTTGAATTTGTCAAATCTTTTATAAGATCGGCAAGTTCTTCTTTTTCATCGCCAAAAATTGTATTAACGTTTTTAGTAAAAGCTTCGTAGTGATCAAAATAAATCCAGCTTACTATTCTTTTAAATTCTTCTTGATCGCCTTTTAGCTTTTCTATATTTATTTCTTGAATTTGCCCCAATGTATCATTTATGCATTTGTGTAGCAAACTTATATATACTTTTGAATTAGTATCATCTATCATTTTCATTATCCTCTCTTTGGTTAGGCACATAATATTGCCATAAATTAACAAACATATTTTCATCTTTTTCGGTAAAAGTTTTTACAACATTTTGATGTCTTATAGTAGTTCCTTGAAAAAACCACCAGCCATTTCCATGTTTTTTGTACCATTCTTTTTCAAACTCTGCTCTTTCGTCTGAATAAGCATATAATGGTTTCGCTTTTTTCATACGTTTCTCCAATGTTCCTGCTTTTTTGCCCCACAGGTCATATGTTGGGTGTGATTTAGCCATTATCTTTTTCTCCTTATAGCTGATTGATTGTTATTATTCATATATTCATAGCCAAGTTTATTAAGTTTATCTAATAATTTATCTATTAGTCTTTGTATCTTAATTGCTTTATGTCCATTTTTTAACATCTGTTCTTCGTTCATTTCACATTTCCTCGTATTTAAAGTCTGCGTGATCTTTACACTTTCCACACAAACCATAGTGTTCATCTTCAAATTCGTGTATGTTTCCTAAACCGCCTGCACCGCAACAAGTAGACAACAATTCCATTTCATCAAGCATACAACATTTTTTATATTTTTTGCCACTGCCACAATTGCATTTTTCGTTTCTGTTTTGTTTTAGTTTTACATAAATACTTTCTTGAAGTTTTTTATAACCGCCTAACTTCCTGATAAATTCGCCCTTCTTCATAATGTCGGCTCATAGTTTGTCATATCAGCTGCTACTTCAACAGATTTTTTTTGACGATCATTCCAAGCTTCGCCACGCAATTCAGGGTGTTCTTCTTGTATTTTCCTGCGACATCTAGCAATAGATTCCCAACTTGTTAATTTATCCATATTTAATAAATTAATTACGTCATCGCCCCATTGATCTTTTAATTCTTGTCGCCAAATCCAAGCAACTAATTTATGGTCTGAATTTCTGACATAAACATTTAATACTAATGCTTCTTTTACTAACTCCTTCAAATTATCTTTCATTATCTTGCTCCATTTCTTAAAAATTTCTCTGAAACCATACTATCAGAATAATCGCTATCATCGTCAGCAGTTATAACTCTGTCAGTATAATCGTCATAAAGTCCTTCTGATTTTAAAAGCTTTATTGCATTTTTGTATTGATTGCTGTTGTTGCCTTCGGTGTAATGGAACTTCATAAACTTTCTTAACTGATATTTGCCTTCTTTGTATTCTCTTAAATGTTCTTTAAGGTTTTTCAATACTTCTTCTTTTTTATATTCAAAGCCCAAAATCGTATTTATAATTCTAAAATTTAGGTTTCCTAATCCTGCGTGGTTGGAAGTAGTAAAAAAATAAAGCACTAATAGTTTATACTGCACCTCTAAATCCATAAACCAAACTTCTTCCCATATTGTATTTTCAACTTGTCTTTTAGACATTATATACCCCTTTCATTTTAATCATAGTCATAAAAGTCCTCTGATTTTTTTAAATTTAAGTTATCTAACATTAAACGAATTTCTTTCCTAAAATCGTTAGACAAAAGATATTTTTTTTGTCCTGACTTTAAATTTTCGTTTTTTCTTTCACGTAATGCATCAAATCGTTTTTGCCCAAGCTTTGCTAATTTATGCTCCATATGCAAAACAGGGTTTCCTCCTAAATGACTGTGACAGCCATAACAAAGAGCTTCACAATTATCTTCATCAAAGCGTACACTCCAATTTCCTCTGCTCCAAAAATGCGAACAATGCAAAGCAGAAGTTGGCGGATCATATTTCTTGCCACATCGTTGACAAGTCCAATTATCACGTGTTCTTATGTACTTGCTAAATATAACATCACTTGGAAATAATTTTACTTTCCCCATAGTTAAAATGGAAGTTCGTCAGGGTGTAGTTCCGCTGATTCTTCTTCTTCCTTCTTATATTTTTTAGCTTCTTCTTCCGCAGTGAATTGCAATGATAAATACTTTTCGCCTGTTTTAGTGCTTGTTGAAATCCAAATCGCAATATCATATTCTTCATTATTGACTTTGCAAGAGCCTTTGTATTTTGGGTGTTTATCGGTTTCAGCATACTTATTTATAAATGCTAAACCTTTATTATTCTTTTCAATTTTCATCTTGATCTCCTTCGACTTTCTTTTTGTTTTCTAAATTATCTTTAATTAATCTGCTGTCTAATGCTTTTAAAGTATCCGACCATAATTTTAAGTCCATAGTTTTTAAACTTGCATTGTAACGATCTATTTCAGTTAAGCTTAACAAACCTGCTTTTCGGCATTCGTTCATTGTTTTATTCAATGTTTCAATCTGTTTGTTTGTAGGTTTTCCAATTGATTCTTTTTTTGCAACTTCAATTACATCTTCAGTAGCAATACTCATTTCCTGACCAATATAACCGCATTTGCTTAACGCACGTCCAATTGCAGAAGTTTCACAATTTTCTAATGCATTTTTCCTATTAACAAACCCATCGTCATCAGTTTCATATGCAACTCCTGTAAAAATTCTATCAGGGTTGCTTACGTCAGGGACAATAGTTGCTTGAACAAAAAAAGCATTACAAGTCTTATCAGTTAAAGAATTGTTCCACTCTTTGTCTATTTTGTATTCACAAGTTATTGATGCATTTTCGTGATCTTCGTCAAAAGCCTGTAAACGTTCCGCCACAGTCTTATAGTTATCTAAGTGTTTCATTTTTACCTTCTTTCTTATGTTCGACAGAAGCTGGATTAGCTGAAGTTATACGTTGACTTTCGTCAGGTCTGCTTGCTTTGTCAGCTTCTTGTTTTTTTATTTTCATTTCATATTCTTGCCTGACAATTTCATATCCTTTAATAAGTTTATCAAGCAATTCTTTTTTAGGTTGTCCGCCATTTAATAGTTCAATATTGGCATCAAACAATTCTATTGGCACGTCTTTGATAGTTATCTTCATTTTATTCCTCATTACTTAACATTTCACATAAATGCTCATTGACTTCATCAAGATCAATTTTTTTATCAGCCCAAAGTACGCCATCAGGTGTTTTTGCTTTGTATAAATCACAATGCAACAACCAAGCTTCGTAAATTGTTTTTAAAGGTCTTAATTTAGTATCTGAGCCTGCTCTTGTATTGTATATACTTTTTAAAGAATTATAAAATATTGGATCATTATTAATCCAAAGCACAACATTCCAAGTTTCGTAATTCTTCCAACCATTGTATTCATTTTTTCTATATACTAATTCGTTCATATTTTCGCTCCATTAATTAATGTTAATATTTGTTCTTCTGTGATAAAGTCTTTGCGATTTAATTTTTTATTACCCCACCATACTACTATCATACTAGGAAAAGGTGCAGGTGCAAGTTTTTCCCCACCTTCAAACTTTATTCTTCCTTTAATGAACACCATTGATGCTTTATTGTATATATAATTATGAAACCATTTTGTATCAGTTCTTGCAGGTAATAATGCAATAGTAGTACTGCCATTTATTTCCCATTGTTCGTATGCTTTTTCAACAAACTTTGAAATTTCCCTTCCATATGGAGGGTTCATAAAGTTGCAAGTTTCCCAATTTTTATTTAAACAAGAATTTTCTTTTGTATAATATTTAGGTAATAATGCATTTTTTTCATCAGAACAAACATCTAAATCGAATTTAAAATGATTGTGTAATGCATTAAATAACCATTTCGGAGTTCGCCAATCGTCTTTATTAGAACTAAACAAACCTTTATTAACACTCATTGCATAATCTCCTTTATTAGTCGTTCTTTTATTATATCCCTAAACTTTTCATTTTTTCTTAACCTATCGTAATGTTTTTTAAAATGTTTGGTAGGTTTACCATTAGTTCCATAAAGATCAATGCAAACAACATATATTTCATATTCTACATTTTCGTCTATCATATCTCCATAATGTTCATTATAATCTCTAACTACGCCCATTTTTATATCCTTCCCAAGTTCCTAAGATCCTGAATAATTTTGTTAAAAATCTATAAAACATATAACAAATTTGGGCATAAAATTAACTATTAACAATAATTTTTATTGATAAAATCTTTTATTTGGGGTTAAAAAATTTTTTAAGCTATTAAAAACAATTTTTAATCACAATAAGAATAAACATAATAATATTCATAAGCATAAAGATAATAAGGACAAACCTGCGTAGATCTACATTAAATTAAATGCACAGCAATTGTTGTCTTTTGCATAGGTTATTCACAGATTTAAGTATAATGAGTTTAACTAACAAAAAAGGTAAAAAAATGAAAAATAAAAAAATGAAATTTAATAAAGTAAACAGTGAATACTTACAATATAATCTTTGGATCAGACAGGATAACCCAGATGTGTTTATTACTCGTATGAAGAACAACACTTGGGGTTCAAGAAATTACAAAGTAGAAAGTTCTGTAGATTCAGCAATTGTTGGAACTTTGAAAGAAGCAAAAGAAATAGGTTACGAATTATAAATAAAAACAGGGGGCTGAAAAGCCCCCACAAAATGGAGAAAAAAATGAAACAAGACGATTTTAAAAGAAATAATAAATGGTATTTAGAAGCACAGAATTTGCTTTTAAATAAAAAGATAACAAACGTTCAATGGCAAACTTGGGACAAAGAAGATGAATACTCAAGCACAGGTTTGGTATTTGAAGTTGAAGGCGGTGCTACTTTCTTTTTAAGTAGTGATGATGAAGGCAATGACGCAGGTGCATTACACTGGCAAACTGACAAAGATTATGGTGTATTACCTACTGACGTTGCTTCAATTGATGAAATGGCAAAATATGTTAAGGAGAATAAATAATGAATAAAGTTTGGGAGTACAATGATGGCGGTAGAGCCGAATCAGGTTACAAAGGAAATGCAGGAGATTGTGTTACAAGAAGCATATCTATTGTAACAGGGCTTCCGTATCAAAAAGTGTATGATGATTTAAAATCTGCAAACAAAGAATATGCTGAAAGCAAAAGAACGAAAGTTGCCAAAGCATTAAAGAGAAATGGCAATACACCAAGAAATGGAGTTTACAAGCAAGTGTACCGCCCTTATCTCGAAAGTTTGGGATATAAGTTTGTTTCAACAATGGGTATTGGAACAGGCTGTAAAATGCACTTAAAAGCCGAAGAATTGCCCAAAGGAAAGATAATTGCAAGATTATCTAAACACCTTTGTGCAGTAGTCGATGGGGTTATTCAGGATACGTATGATTGTTCAAGAGATGGAACAAGATGTGTCTATGGATACTTTATTAAAATCAGTTAGTTAGTTACCTCATAAACAAAGAAGCCCCAAATTAATGGGGCTTTTTTGTATTCAGGCTATTGAATTTGCTGACGCATCTTTATCTGTGTAGAAAATCTGCCATCTGCAACTTCAGTGAAGGTCATTGTTTCGTTCAGTCTAACCCAATGATAAGAGCTACCATCATAGTAAAGAAATTTCTTTCCCTCCCCTTTAATAGCATCTTGCATTGTGGTTAAGTCTTGTTTGAAGGTAGATGAAATGTTTTGAAAACTGATTGTAATAACTTCCTGACCAGGATTTACGTTCAATGCATATTCAACTCCGCCTAACGATCTTTGAATTGAATTTTCATATTCTATTTTGCTTTGAACATTTATATCAGGCTCTATTTCAAAGTTTAATTTTCTACCTATTAAAATTTCTGCAACATTGGTTATTGCTTCATTAAATTCTACACACCATATAGTATAACTTCCTACATCTGTGTAATTAGCACTGTCGTGAACATTGCTTACTACCCAACCGCTATCAGTAGAAGCAAAACTTTTACCAGCTGCTGTTAAAGAGTTTACCAAGTTTCCTGCCCTGACTGTCATTTCGTCGCCATTAGCAGTTACGCCATCTGATCCTGAAAAATAAACAGCAATAGCATTTGCAGTTCCGCCTGTGCCTAATGTATAAGCAATAGCATCATTAGCATTAACACCTGTAATAGCTGTGCCAATGTTTTGATCTGAAACTCTTTTATGATTAGTTAAAGAGTCTGACGCACTAAAACCTGCTCCAAACGTACCTTCACTAATTGTATTATCACTTCTGTATTGATTGATTGAATCATAAACAAAAAAACTCGACATAATTTCTCCTAAACTTCACGACAACCAATGGAAACCGATCCAATGTTGCGTTTTAAATTTGTTATTATAAATCTTTTATTACTCCAAGTATCTCCAAATAAGTTTGTAGGCATAGCCACAAAGCTATCAAACGTATCTGATATTGCATCAAATGGGCTTCCAAGATCTTGAAATAGTATGCTTGAAAAGTCTATAAAATCTCCTACTTGAATCATACCATACTTTTCAGGATTTACTAATGTTACATTAATTGTGGTTTTATAATCTCCGAACAATGAACTTCTAAAATTGACGAAGTCGTCATTTCTATCACTTCCTGCATCATCAACAGAATCAAATACATAATCTAAATTGACTTCTTCTTTTTGGTGTGATGCTTGTTCAAAGATAGTTCCATGAGATAAGTTTTGACCACTTCCTGTGTCTGCTGTATAAGTAGCCTGTTTTAAATATCTATCTTCCGCAGGGTGTGGCTTGTAATTAATTACTAAATTAGTTTCAAGATCTCCAACTTCTGTAATTCCAAGTTCATAACCGCTTATATCGTTTTGACTTAATGCAATATTAGCAGTAGGAACACCATTGTCTATAGTAAAATAGCGTAAAGGGCTAACACCTGTTAAAGCAGTTTGTTGTGCTTGTGGGTTAAATTGAAAAAAGAAACACCCTTCGTATTGTAATTTATTTAATACTTTTTCTAATGGCTCTTGATTGTGTGAACTAAATCTTGTTTTCCAATGCGTAGAACTTGCAGGGCTTGATGTATTACTATCTCTTAATTCTGCTACTGTCTTAAACCCTGAATCTTCTATATCGGTATCATCAACAAAATCATCTACATCAATAATAGCGTCTAATAATTGCCTATGTATAGCCACAGGGTTATTTAAATCGCTTGCAGTATCAGCAGTAGAATGAGTTCTATAACTTTCTGTCAAAATATCTCTACCTAAATACACTTCTTCAATACCTGCATTAAAACTTGTAGAAGCAACAGGCTCTTTATCGAGATCGTTTTCTGCTGTTATTTTAAAAGATACTTCTTTTATAGTAGCTGAAAAATCTGCATATGAAGCAGATCCGCCCAATGCATTAAAATCAAAATATAAATAACAATCATCAGGAAAATAACCTGCGTCATCTGTTGCATTATGATCGGTTACATAATCTGTAATATCTACATCTGTAATGCTTATAGTACCTGATTCTAATTGACTTCTTGCAGGGCTACCAAAACAATGTGCTGAAGAATTTGGTGCACTAACAAAACTTGCAGTATCTTGCACAGTCACTCTTAAACCATTTGAAGCAGCGAAATTAGAATATGTTTGTGTGAATGTTGCTTCCAAAGATATTTTCAAGTTGGTTATTTTACCACGCAATTCAGGCATAATAAGTTTTACAAAGAAACCGCCTATGTCGTTAGAAAAGCCTGTGCTGTTGCTTACTGTGACTGACGTTCCTGTGTTATCATCTATTATATTAGCAAACTCTCCTGCTGTTTTAGTAGTAGCAGTACCAAACACCACTTCACTTGCAGGAACTTCATCAGGAAATACATCTGCAATACGTTTCATTGATTTAGGAACTTTTAATACCTTAGCCCCATCAACATCTGCTATGCTTGTATTGGTATCAGTTAAAGGCAAAAATCTTTTAATTGAATCATCATAAAATTCAAGATCATCACTTCCGCTTGTTCCTTCAGGAACTAAAAACATAAAGTCAGTACCATCATTTTTATGAAATGGACATTTAAACACTTCTGCGTTAAACGCCTTTCCTGTGCTTGCAGTATAATCCCCATAAACTAATGGAACAATTTTATTATTATGTGCTTCGTTTGTGCTACTTGTTCGCCCTTGGGGTATTGATACGTTTTGAAATGGTCTATTAGATATAATGTTCATAATAATAGTATTATTTTTATATCCAAAGCTTGATACTTTACCACTGAAAATTTGTAATGCATTCGCAGCTGTATCATCATTATCTATTTGACTTAAAATATTGACGTGTGCATTAAGATAATTTTTACCTAATGTCCCAAGCAAAGTTGTGCCATCAATATCTATATTACCAATATTTAGGGTTAAGCTTCCTGTATTAGTAGTAAAGTTTTTAAGATCTAACGAATATGAAATACTTGGCTTGTTTAATATAGCAGGGTAATACACCACGCCATCAAAAGTAGTAGATGCAAAACTCAACGCCAAATCAGGCGTATCAGTTGTTTGTATACCGCTTGTGCTGTTTTTAAATATCTGTACTAACCAATTTTCTGTCATTGTAGGTGACAGCTTCGATTCATAATTAGTGTTTGTAAACATAGCCTGTTATCCCTTCAAAAATTATTGTATAATCTCTTGTCTGATTTTATTTAGAATATCATCTTCTCTAAATTGCATACTAAGATCTGCTTCAAATCGTTTGACCTCTACTCCATATTCAAAAATGATAATGGTAGGTACTACTTTAATGTCCCATTCTTTTTGAATAACTGAACCTATTTCTTTATTAGAAATATCTACATATCCAGTATAGCAATTTTGCAATTTCTCTAATGGAATTTTGTTAGCCCAATTCCAAGAAGCATTTACCTCTATTACTGCACAAAACTCATTTTTCATTAATTGAATATCTTGAAAACTATCCAAAGATGCTGATTGCGAGTATAGCGACGAAGTAAACAACCCAAGCACCAATAGCCACATATTTATCAATTTTTTCATAATTCATATCCTATTTATTATTCATATTTAATAGAGTTTCATTAATACTTCTGGTATCTTCTTTAATGTCGTCTACTTTATCTTCTAGTTTTTCTACTTTTTCTTCGGTATTTAGAATTGAGTTTCTAATCATTTGGTCTTTAAGATCGTATTCTGTTCTGCTTATAGGCGGTTCAGGTAATTGTTTTGCTTCTTCAATGTCGGCTTGAAGATTAAACCATAACCCAACTACCATAAATATGGTAACACTAATACTAATCAGCGTTTCAATGCTAAATGTGAATTTAGTTCCTTTGCTAAGTTCCACTTTAATATCTCCTTAATTTTATTTTCGGTTTCTTTAATTTTTGTTTTATACTTTTCTTTTTCATACCAAATAATTTTTTAGGTATAAAATTTTTTGCGGACGAAGTTGTTACATTGCTCATAGTCCTAACCTTTGAGCCCTTTGTATTGCAGGAATAATATGATCAACTACTGTTTCATCTACTAATGGTGCAGTGATATTTATTGTAATATTCCCTTGATTAGATTGCATAGGCGAAGGCAATGGTGTTATATCTACACGTTCCATACCGCTTGCATTATCTCCTACAACTATACCATTTCCGATCGGCAAAGTTGTTTTCTTATTTGTTACAAAACTACCACCTGTTGCAAAATTATTACCACCACCGCTAACTACTGTATTAAATATTCCTGCTATTGTTGCTTGAGCCCCTGCTGCAAGAATTACATCTAATGGAAATGGTACAGATTTAAATATGTTTGCAATATGCGATGCTGACGCTTCTTGTACTTTGTTTCTAATAGTATTTACAGTTTGCTCTTTGTTTAGCTTTCCCTGTGCTGCAATATTTTGTATGCTTGACTCTAATGATTTTTCTTGAGATTTAACAACAGCATTTCCTGTTTCAGTCGCTGCACCGCCTAAGTCTACAAAAGAGTCAACTAATTCGTCTATTTCCTCTTTAAGATTTTCTGTATTTAGATCTATATCTTTCATACTATTCATTAAATCGAAATATTTATCTATATTATCTGTTTGAAAATCTAATGGCTCAACAGGCTCACTATCTGCTAATGATTGTTTTGTTTCAATTATTCCATTTCTTAATTCTTCCAACTCTTTTGTAAATTCGTGTGTCGGTTTTAAGTACGCACCGCTATTGAATTGAAATATCTTTAATTGTAAAGCATATTCCATTAATGTTAATTTTGTTTCTTCTGTTTTTCTGCTTAACGCTTCAAAATTATGCGAAATATTAATTACTGCTGTATTAATAACTTCAAATATCAATAAAAATTTTGCTGCTTTCATTAAATTTATAGTTGCAGTTCTTGCAATCACAGCACCTTTTGTGTATAATAAATAAGCAGACGCCATACCTGCCATAATAGTCACATTTTTTTGTAAAGTTGCTATGTTTTCATCTGACAAATTATTAATGAACTCGGCTGCATTTCTCGCTGCATCTCCTACTGCAACAGCCATATCTCCTAAGCGTCCTATAAGTCTAACACCTATTGCTTCTTGCAATAAATCAACAGCATCTTCCATATTAGAAACTTTACCACTAAAAGTTGCTGCTAATACATCAGTAGAGCCAGCAATAGTTCCATCAGGATCTGTCAATGTATCAATTAATGCTTCACGAAATTGAGGTAAAGTCATTTTGGAAAGATCGTCAAAACCTGTTTTTAATTTAACTTGAGTTAATACACCACGATCTCTTAATACGTCTGCTGCACCTGCACCACCTGCAAATGCTCTACCAAATGCTCCAGCTGCATCTACTACATCAACACGCATATATGCTGCTAAGTCTGTTATCGCTTTCAGCGTATCTTCACTATTTGCTCCAAATGCCTCAATAGTTACACCAGCTTCTACTACGTTTTGCAGTTTAAATGGTGTAGTAGCTGCAATTTTGCTAAATGTTTGGAATGCTTTTTGACCTGCTTCAGTACTGCCTTTTAATTGTATAATGCTTGTTTCTAAGCTTTCAAAGTTGCTTGCAGTTTGAACAATACTTCTTGCACCTGCTCCTAATACCGCTGCACCGAATAAACTCTTAAACGCAGAACTTAGTTCTGTCGCTGATTGCTTAGTATCATCTGATTGTCTTTCTAATTTATCAAGATTTTTTACAGCATTTCTTGTATCAGAAGTGACTAATATTCTTATTCTTTTATCATTTGCCATTTTGTTCGCCCATATAAATTTGTATTGATTTTATTTCTCTATTAATAGTTTCAAAAATTTCAATTCTTCTTGCATCAGCACTATCTAAGTCTTGTGCCAAAGGTATATTAAAATCTTTCATTAAGTTGTATTCGACTAAGTAATGATTGTCTTGTGTGTTTACTAACCACTTAGGATCAGCAAATAGGGGTATATGGAAGTATAGATTTCTCCCAAGAGAAAATTTGTTATCTTGCCACTTTTCCAGTAGCAGATACACTTCTTCCCATACGTCATCTATATTCTTATATGTCTTTACTTGTTTAGTTAAAGGGCTTTGTCTTTTATAAGGAAAACTCAACGATATGTGTGGAAAACCCAATTGGGAAAACCACACATAACAACAAAGTCCTATGAGTCTTTTTTTGCAAGCCCCATATATTGAGAATAAATTTCCTGCAACAAAGTATCTACGTCATTCATAGGCAACTTCTCAAGATCTTTTTCAGATAATCCTGAAATTTGCTCTACTCTATTCAATAGTTGAAAATACTCATCTTGATTTGGTTTCCCATCTTGAAAAGCATTTAAACTTAATTGCCATAGTTCTCTTTTCTCTTTATATGTAATTGACTTCACTTCCCACTCTTTTTTGAACATATTAACCTTCATTTAATCCCCCTTATTTTACCAACTTGAATTTGATACGCCATCTACGTGTATGAACTCAAACGCAGTACCATTAGCTACGCCACTTGAAGTTG